GTTCCAATTTATCACGCAGTAACTGGCCGTCTGCGTCGTATTGCTTTTGGATTCCGGCCATTGTCGCATCATAACCCGCCTGAATGGTTTTTATAAGCTCTTCTTCGGCCTTTGTTATTTCTTGAGTCAGTTCCGCCTCTTTCTTTAGCTCCTGACTTCTGGCCTCCCATCTTGCCGATGATTCCTCGTTGCCCCGGGCGGTACTCAATAAGCCTTTATCAACCAAAGGATTCTTTGCCAATTTTTCGTATTTGATCTGGATTTCAAAAAGTTTCTTTTCAAGCTCATCAAGGCCGGACATTTTAATGTCGTTGCCCAAAGTTTCATTGATCTTGTCGGCTTCTTCACGGAGCTTTTGGGCGGCGGTGGCAGCCGCGTCAAGTGTGTCCGTAACGCCATCAATCGGCGGAATAGCCCTATTGGTTGCGCCTGCCATATCCTCCGTGGATGATACCATTGCTGAAAAATTGTCGGCGGCTTTTCCGGCCAGTTCGCCTGCCGCCCCAAGCATATCCTCATATCCTTTTTTAAGACTTGCGGCTTCGGAGAGGGAGGCTTTCATTCGTTCTGTTTGCCCCGTCCACTCATATATTTTAGCATTGGCCCGCGCCATGTATTCAAGCAGTTTCGGGATAATAGCTATAACTGTCATAACACCTGCCGCAAGCCACTGGAAGGCCCCTGTTGCGCCCAAAACAACCCTAATGAGTCCTTGACCTATCATTAACCGTGCATTGTCAACGGATGCCTTGAGTCTATCCATTTTGTCTTTTGTTGTGTCGGACTGTTGTCCCATCCGCGCTATTAAATCTTCACCCGCTGCGATTGTGGCGTTTAAAAAGGCTGCCTTTTTTTCAGTATCACTTAGGTTATCTGCTGTTTTTTTAAGCTGTACTGCATAAGTCCTATTCGCACTTTCCACGGAGACGATGATTCCCAAGTTATCAAGAATCATTTTGCTTTGACGACCGACGGCCATCGCGATATTATCAAAAGCGGTTGACACTTCTTGCCCGGTCATCCTTGCCGTTGCACGGGCGATTTCCATTAACTTGGATATTTTTTCCGGCGCAATTCCGAGCATCATTGCTGTCCCGGCTTTTTCAACTAGCGTTATGGTGTTAATTGTGCCGTCTGATATACGCTTGAGGTCTGCAATGATTTTGTTGCCGTTGGAATTATAAGACGCAGCAAGGTTATTCAATGCACGAACTTGCTGTTCATATTTTGCGGCCTCTGCCATTAAACCCCATCCGCGTTGAACGGCTGCAAGTGCCGCAAAAGCCGCCGTCAGTTTCATGACAGTTCCTGCCATTGCGGCAAATTTAGCCCCCGCCGATTGCGTCGCCGTCTCAACTTTTTTTGTCGCGCCTTCAACTTTCTGGGCCTTGCCGGTCAGTTCATCAAGGTCTTTGGACGCTGTGACAACGCCTTTGGAATCCACGCGAATGAAAAGGGATGCAATATCTCCGCTCATTTTTTATTCGACTCCGTTAAATATGCCCGGTCAATTCGTTTCAAGGTTTCAATCTCCCATGCCGTCGGTTCCGTCTTTGTCAATTCCGCCCAAGCCCTGATTTCGCTGAACGTCAAAGGAAGCGCCCCGAACTCCGCATAACCCCTGCCCCCGGAAAGCTCGCAGAACCAAGACCAAAGATAGTGCAGGCAATCCGGCATGGTGATCGGAATGAGTTGCTCCGGCATATTTCCCGTCTGCCTGTAAACACTTTCCAAGTTCTCCCTTAACGTCGAGCCGTCTTTCTGCCGGGCGTTAAGCGCGAACTCATGCCCGGCATACTCGACAAGCGATTCAATCAGGCTTTGATAAAATTTGCGCGGTCACCGACTGCCGTATCCACCTGTTCTTTGATCCACGGGAAACGCTCATAAAGAGCCGCCGCGTTATCTTTGTTGCAGGCCAGTTCCTTGCCATCCACGGTCACGGTCTGCTTTTCGCCCTGTCGCCATGATTTCGTGACAGCGGCCAGAAGCTGAATGCCGTCCGCTTCCACGGACTCAATCGGAACGTTGGTATTGCGGAAACCGCCCTTGCTCATTTTCTCCATGCGCTTTTTCTGCTGCGCCCTGGATACTCTCTGAAATTCGTCGGAATCCTTGCCGAGAACAATGATAAAAAGTCCGAGGTCTTCATTCGTTGCCGGGTTGTAAATCGAAACCTCAAACCCTGTGTTGCTTCCCTTGATGGTGTCGAGTGCCGCTAAATCTATTACTTTTTTCATGATGTTTGCCTCCTCCGGTTTATTTGTGGGCGGAGGCCGAAACCCCCGCCCGGTTAAGGGTTAAGAGAGAGTGGAATCCTGAATACTTAATGTCGTTGCAAGAGAATCAACCGTGCAAGTAACCCCGTCATCGCCATCCGCATTAAACAGCGCGACAAACGGCATGGTCTGAACGAGACCCTTTTCGCCGTCGTCCTTAGATGCACCACCGACTTTCACACACGGGAGCGTGAATGCAATAAATTCAGCGTTGGGGTCGTTGCTGTCCGTGAAAACGCAGTTGATGGAAACTTCTGTTTCGTTCAGGAAGTAATCACGGAAAGTAGCGTCCTCAAAGAACACGGTCATGTTGCCTTTAACAGCAACGCGCCCGTCGAAGATGTCCGGTTTAACGTTTGAACCAACAACGGGTTCCGAGCTTAAATTAGACGCCACATCGAAATCAAGGCCGGTCAGAAGTGCAACCTTCGTTCCCTGAACATATAGAGCGCCATTGACCGCAGCCAGGACTCCGCCGGTTGCCGCTGCCAGAACCGCCGTAAAATAGGGCGAATCACCAGAAGCCTTGTTGCTGTAATTCAACCCCATGAGCCCGAAATCAATGGTTGAAATCCCCGTCGCAGGAAGTTTCACGGCCATGCTATTAACTTTCAAATCATAGAACACTTCTGACAAGTCAACATCGGAGTAATTGTGCTCGACAACGAACCAATCTTCAGTGTGACCTGATGCAGGAATCCATGTTTTCTTACCGACAACCGTAGTCGTGATCGGATCGCCTTTCGCATCATTAGCCACCGCCACGCCGTCAAGCATAATTCCGGTCATTACCGTTGCCGATAAAGCCGTAATCAGAAAATTATGGCTGTTGTTCGCACCAGCCGACCCACCGGCAAACCCGGTGAACCGCACCACGTCCCCGACTTTGAACCCGTCGGCAAGCCATGAACCCAGCGCGTCATCGCGCGTAAAGGTTCCCGCGGCGCCGGAGGTAGTGGCCGCCGCTACATTGCTGTTTGCTGCATCGGATACACCTGCCGCAAAATCCTTGCGAAGAATGGCCGCCATAAGCCGCCAATATGTCCCCGGCGACAATTCACCGGAAATGCTTCCTTCGACCGACTGGACGCCATGCCGGAAGTCAGCAATCTGCCTATCAGCCCGCATTTCATTTGACTGATAGGTTTCTTTGGTTACGTTCAAAGAGCTTGTTACCCGCCGCAAATACTGAGCCGTTGCCAAATTCGCCGCCGGACAGGTTCCTTTCGTTGCTTGCGGCCCTAAGACGACCTTCTTTTCGATTCCACTTGCCATTGCGCACATAGTTTATTTCTCCTTTGTTTAATGTTTAATATATCCCGGCGTACCACCGGATTTTCACGGGCAAAGCCCACCTGTCGCCGTCAACCCGCCCTTGGCCGATTTCCGGTGTTCGCTCTATAATCACGCTCACGGTGCCGCTGGTCAGCGTCGTGCCTCTTTTAAATGCCGCCCTGATCAGTTCCGCTCTGTCCGCCGCCGTCTTTGGGCCTGCCTGCAAGGGGTACATAAGCGTCACTTGGAAAATCCCCTGTTCACGATAATACCCGTCCCCCATCGTCGGGTTCGCGGGAGTCGCGGGCATGAGATATGCGGCTTGATACGCCGTCCCTGTTACGGGCGTAAAAGGCACATTCTCCCATGCTGTGGATAAGGAGGGCGTCATCCCATTCAGTTTGCTTTCCAGCGCTATTCTTACGGATGCAAGGCTCATTTATTCACCTCCGCCGCTGCTTTCTCTGCAAACTCTGTGAAGCGAACCGCCGTTAGGCCTACCATGCCAAAGGGCGCTTGTGTGCTGTGGCCTTCTTCCAGTGGGATTGCGTAAGGCAGGTTGTTGCCAAAATAATAAACATGACCGGCAGCTTTTGCGGGAATTGCTGCCTCTGCTTTTGCCTTCGTCGCGGCTCCGCTTGGATCAACGCCTTCAACTTCGCCCGTAGGAAGTGAGCCGATACCTAACTGCCAGTTTGCGCGAAAATGCCCGCCGATATATTCTTCACCCACAAACCCGGCACGCCGTAACCAATGATCTTCATTAGCGCGGACGGAAACAGAGGCGTCCCAGTCTTTCCATATTTCCGGGTTGCCAACGGGCGACCTTTCAACGATGGAGTCAACAACGCGCAAAACTGTTTTCCGCACAACCTGATCGGAGTTGGAGGCGCATTTGATTGTCCATTTCTTTACGTCTTCAGCAAAACCCATGTTAAAACCTCAAATTGCATTCATAGATGACCGTAATCCCGGCAGGGCCCACGGTTTTTAAAGGTTCCACCAGCGTATAAACCACGCCGCCGATGCTTACCGTGTCGCCCAGGACGGGAGCCGTTAAAGCCGCCCCATCCGTCTTGAAAGCCGAAAGCAAAAGCCGCCTGTCCCCCACCTTGATCAGAGTTCCGTCGATCTGCCTTGCCGCCCAATCAACTACGGCGCCGGTTCCCGTCTGTGTCGTTGTGGTGTTCGTCACGCCGCCGGTTGTCGGGTCGTAGGCGCCGGGGATAACGTGCGTCAATGTGACCGCCTGCCCGAACTCTTCTATGATCTCGTTTGCGGTTTCGGCTATTTCTGAGTAATCAAACATGTTTCACTTTCCGCTCTTCGATTTTCTTCAAGATTTCCCCTGCAATCTCTTCGTCGGTAGCCTCTCTAAAAGGATTTGGTTCCGCTGCTTGCCTAATGGCAAGGATGGCGGTCTTTACCCATTCATCAGCGGCACGGATTGTCTTTGAAATCAGTTCACGACTTGAAAGAAATTTAATTCCGTCTGCCACGCCTCCGCCTTTGGGAATCGCATCAAGAGATACTTTGTGAATCACAAGCTTCTTTGTGTTCGGCCCCCAAGTCATGTCCGCTCCAATCTGACCGAACATCCGCCGCCGCCTGCTTTCAGATAAGGCGCAAGCATGGCATCAATCGCCCGATACCGCTTCCACTGTGGGGAATTCTTGTCATAAGTCGTTGAGATTGAGCCGACTGTCACGGAAGTTTTGCCTTGTTTCAGGTCAGGATTGAGGTCAGCCGCCGAAGCCCGGAGCGCCAATTCAGCGCAGGCGTTCTTTACTTCAGTCGGCACGATGTCGGAATCAACAGCATAGCCTTCAACTTCAACATCATACCGAGGCCAATCAAGCGCCTGATCTTCATTCACCTTGTAGCCTTGCCAGCGGGAGCGGTAAGCCTGTCGCATGTAGTCTGTGGCACGCCGCAGTGCCGCTTCCCGCAAAGCATCGGTTGTCAGAGCCGCCCAAGCTGTATTGCCCCTGGCCGTGTGATAAGTTGAGGCATCGGTGACAGAGATAAAACTCTCCGCCGTTGCCTTTCCTGTTCCGTCCTCGACTTCAAGAGCCATAATTCACCCTCTTTTATTAAAACGCCGTTCCGAGCGTGATCTTGCGCCAGTTCGCATCGGCAATCGTGTTTGTCGCAATGCAATGATAAAGATACGACCCATCCGCGCAGGTTTCGTTTGCCACGCCCACGGTGCCGTTGACTCCGCCGCCGAGAGTCTTCGC